TTAGGCTTGTGTTTAATGCTCCTCCCTTTACATCGGGTAAGTATTGGATGTCATTTTCCCCTTTTGATGCGTTGTCAAATAGGGGTGCAGAAGCGGGATTGTCTAATTTGACTGGTTATCCAGGAGTTGAAATTGATTTGGCTTCTGGGGCACCAGTGCATGTTAAGATTCCCTATTGTGCACCTCTATCACACTACAATCTTGTTGACACGCATTCCAACATGGGAGAATTGAGAATTAATGCCATCAATCCCATTCGAGATGGTAACAGTCCTGCCAACACAGTCGAGTTCACTCTTTATGCTTGGTTTGAAGACATTGAGTTGGCTATGCCGACTTCCAAGTCTGTTGTTGTTCCGACATTGGAAGCACAGATTGCTGATGAGACTGCAGCTACATCAGGCCCAACGATTTCTGGTATTGCAACCGGAGTTGCAAACATTGTTTCCGAGGGTTCTAAAATGATTCCTGCTTTCACTTCTGCTCTCAAACCTGTTGAATGGATTTCTAGAGCAGTTGGAGCGTCAGCAAGCGCCATGGGCTTTAACAAGCCCACTAATTTGGACAAGAACAGCCCATATGTCAATATTCCAGCAAAGGGGTACACTAATGTTGATGGGATTGATTTGTCAGTGAAACTTGGAGCAATGCCCGATAACAGTCTTACTCAAGATGAAGGTCTGTTTTCAACTAGTGTAGACGAGATGGACATTTCGTATGTTTGCTCCAAATCATGTATTCAAACAGCTGAAATTCAGTGGAATTTGAACTCCAATGGCCTTTTGTACTCGGTCCCTGTCACTCCTGGAGCTCTGGGGTTCGGTTCCAGTTCCAATAACTTGCCAGCAACAACTCTGGCTTTCGTGGCTTCTCCTTTCAAGTATTGGAGAGGGTCATTGAAGTACAGAATCACTGTTGCGAAGACTGCCTTTCATTCAGGAAGATTGCGCATTGCATATCATCCTGGTGTATCGGATGTCACCAATGTTGTTGATCAGAATGCTTACAATTGGATTTTGGACTTGTCCTCTTCATCAGAGCTTGAGATCGAGATCCCTTATGTTTCCAACACACCATGGAGACAAGTTTACTTGGATGGTTCTAATTCAACTGAATGGTTCAACAGGGAATTTGCCCACACTGGATTTCTCACGATCTCTGTCCTTAACCAACTGAAAAGGGCTTCAGATTCCGTTTCCTCTGAAGCACCCATTAATGTCTGGATTTCTGGAGGAGAAGACATTGCTTTTGCCATTCCTGACTTTAGCAATTACACACCTGCAGAAATCCCACAGAAATTAGAAGCTCAAATTTTTAACATGGCTGATTCTGGTGAATCGCATAGAGAACAAATCACCAATCAGGCCGACAAGATGTTTCCTATGAACAGAATGGGGATCACTGATGCAGAACAGCTTAGCATTGGTGAAAAGATAACTAATCTGCGACAATTGATCAAAAGATTCACCCCAACTTTTCGAGGCTTGAGATATCCTTATGTCTCAGCCAATACAAGTAGGTATTCGTACATTGGTCCATTTCCATTGAACAATGACAATTACTTGATCAATCAATTAACCATTGATCCTGCTTTCTTCGGCGATGCCACTGGGGAAGTAGTCCCGTCCCCGGATTTTGTCACTTTGCCACAAGACAGAGCTGTTGATGGCACTTTTACTGATGATAATAGTTTTATTTCCTCAGAATTATTGCCACTGACAAATCCACTACATTACCTGTCGTTTATTTACAGGTTTTGGAGAGGATCTCGCCGTTACAAAGTTGTATTTCCACCTGGTGAGGAGGTAAAAGAGATTGTTCAAGGGCTTGGTTCCGCTGAATCTGATGGTACATTCGCTCAGCGATTGAGTTCTTATGGTACATCAGAAGGTAGATCTCAAGCCCCTGTTTATGTGCAGAGAGACAATGAGATTGTCACTAATGGAACTCTCGAAAGGCCTAGATTGGGTACTTTTTCAACATCTAGGAACCAACCACAATTTGAGCATTTGGTTTTTCCTGACATCAATGGAGTTTTGGAATTTGAAGTCCCGTATTACTCCATGTTACCAATTTCAGTAGTTGGACAGAGGTCCTTGTCTGACACGGATGGTCCTTTGGTTGAACGGTCCTTGATTCGGGTGCGGAAATCACTTGAGCCAAGGGGTATGGATCAACCATCGTACTATCCCTTCGTTGGCAACAGATATGTTACTAACACTGTTGCTGATCAGGGTACTCGTCCGTGCTTTGGTGCTTGCACACTATACGAAGCAGCTGGCGATGACTTTTCTTTCGGGTATCTAATTGGAGCACCAACTCTGATTAGGATGCCCTGAGCGCTTAACGCTCGAATTTTATTTTAATCCGAAGGGAGATAACAATCTTGGAGGATTTCAACCCTTGGGTGGTCACCACTTTTGCGAGAAG